GCCCAAGCAGGGTGGTCCAGTTGCCGAGCCCACGCTTGATGAGCGCGATCAGGCTGAACGTGCCAGTGTCGCTCGACGCTGCCGCATCGGCAGGGGTGCCAATGTCGGCGTCAATGCTCTGCACAGCCGCCTTGACCAGCAGTTGCGTGGCCTCCGTGGTGTTCGAGGTGCCACCGCCCCCACCGCCACCGCCCGAGATCCCGCTGACCATCAACGCGCCATCTACGTCAACCTTCAGCGTCTGCAGTTTCCCATTGGGATTCAAACCTTGCGTCATTTCGTGTCCCCCACGTATTGAATGAGGGCCTCAGCCCCCGCTTTACAGCCCCGTAGGGCGCGTTTTACATCAAGCAGGTGCAGGACTAGCCCGCCCTGCGTAGACCCGCCCCAGCGGGGCTCCCGGCACGCCTCCCGGGCCTCCTCAATCAGGAGCACGGGTGCCTGCCTCGGCAGGGCCCCGCACCCCATCAGGGTCAGTGCCATCAAAATCATGGAGAGCCGCATGAATTTCCTCGGGTACAGGGGAGTTCAGCCAGGATTCCGGGGCGCTCTGGGCCACCTTAGCCGCCTGAGCAGCGGATGCCCCAGCAAGGGCCTTCTTGGCCCGCAGGGGGTGGGTTGCCCGGACCTCAGCACCTCGGGTACGCCACTCAACGATGGTGGATTCCCGGGCTTCCTGGGCCGTTTTGAGCCGGGTGCTCTGGATGCCCAGCAGGGCCAGCAGAACAAGCACGGCGGCGAGCAAAGCGCGAGTCATCGGCACCCTCGCTCGAAGAGTTCGCGCTCCCAGGCGCGACGCTTGACCAGCCCGGGCAGGACTTTGCCCTTGGCCTTGTTCCATCGTGGGAACTCCGCACCTGCGCCCCAGCAATCCCCAGCATTCAGCTTTCGGACAAGGGTGCTGGAGATGAGGGCAGTGCCTCCAATGTTGAAGCCCAGGCTTGTAAGGGCATCGAACTGGTCCTGGGTCACAGGAACAAGCACGGCCTTACGAACGTGCTGCTCGTGCTCCTTGGCGTCCTGACGTAGGAGATCCTGGCATACTGCCAATGGGATCTTCTTGCCGACGTCTGCCGGGGTCACGGTCTTGGTGTGCCCCGTGCAGGCAGTGACAATCCCGACGGGGTCCACGTACACAGCAGGGACTGTACCCTCGAAGTGCTGAATGCCAGCAAGGCCAGCACCGCTGATGGTCAAGGCGATAGCGGCCTTAGCTGTGTAAGGCCGGATAGTTTCCCAGACGGCCTTAAACATCACGCCACCTTGTACGCCGTGAGCTTGGAAGCCGCATCTAGCAGGAATGCGGCCAGGGTGTTAGCAGACTGCACTTTGCCACCAGGGGTGCGTGCAGCGGTAACCTGGACTTGGCTGATGGCTCGGGCTACACCAGCGCGGATCTCCAGGCCGTTAGTCAGAACGCCGGGGGTCTTGAGTTCATCGGTACGCATGTCTTACCATTTCCGGCGCATAGCGCCTCGTTGAGTGTTGAGTTTCTCAGCATGGGTGCTGAATCGGCCAAAGCCAAAGGGGTCTTTGAGCCGAACTTCCATGTCCCGCTGACGAGCAGCCGAAGTGATCTTATCCTGATCCTGGGCTAGGGCGCGCTGGAATGAGCGGCATAGGCCCTCAAGGCAGTCGACTCTATCGTCGTGAACCAAGGCATTAGCCTCGTTCGTCATGTGCTGGAGCTGAAAGAACAAGCTGTAGCTCTGCCGCAGGCTAGGGCTGTACCTAGCGCAGCACTTCTCATCCATCTTGACCACGGCCTCATCGAAGATCAGGCTGCCCCGGCCCATGATCGGGGACAGGGTGTTGATGATCCGGGCCTCCTTACGGCCAGTAACGAGATCATCCTCGACTTGGCATTGCCAGTGCTGCCGTAGGATGGGCAGGAGCACTTCCTTGAAGGCCCCGTAGCCCATGTTCTTCTCGATTATGAGTCGAGTGATCTTGAACTCTTTCGCCAGGGCGGAGAGTGCGTTCAGCTTCTCCAGGTCGTAACCCCCGGGTATGCCTCCGGCAGCTAGAACGATGATGTTCCCGTTGACCATACTTCCTATGGAGTACGCCGTCTCGTCCGCGTTGGCACCGCCCGCAGCGGGGTCCACGTACATGAACCTGGCCTCCATAGGGAGCGTCTCGGAACTGAGTTCATGCGGGGCCGTCAGAAAGAAGGAGTGATCCGCGACAATGAACTCCCGAACGTGGGAGTCCGTCATACCCCGGACAATCTTGCTGGGTGCCCGAGCGCCGTCCGTGCGGATGACGACGAGCTTGTCCGTCTTCAGGGGATACCGCAGTGCGTCAGTCAACTCCGTGTTCAGCATGTGCTGAAGCTGGAAGTATGCCTCGCCCTGATCTAGCTCCTTGGCTTGCAAGGCGCGCTCATCTAGGAGGTGGGGATCAATGGGCTTGCCCTGATCCCCGAGCACGCCCCCGCCTGTGCCCAGGCTAGGGTCTGCGTCCAGGCGTCGGGCCAGCAGCGGGGCTAGCTTGCTCCCGTACTTCTCGCGCTGAGCGGGGGTAGGATACCGACCGGGCCAGATGCGCACTTGTACGCCCCGTCCCGGGAGGGAGTTGTAGATTGAGGCCGTGGTCTGAGGAGTGCCCAGCCAGATGATACGCCCGGACTGCACAATGCTCTTGAAGTCTCGGGTGAGGTCCATGAGCTTCGCACGCTGCATAGCGGTAGCACTATTTTTTGCCGACTCCACATCGTCTGGGAGTAGCAAGTCCGCACGCCGACCCTGCATGTTAGCAGTAACACCAATACAGGACACGGAGGCGGACTTGTCCGTCCCCTTCAAGCTGTGATGGATGTCGAAGTTATCCGTGCTAGTGCGATCCCCAGCCATCTTGTCTGGGCGCAAGCAGTCCAGGCCGGGCAGGTTCAGGATCAGACGCACGATCAGCACGCTGATGTCGCTGGCCTGTGCCCCGCCTGCTGAGATGACAAGCACCCGGAACCAGGGCTGATGGATCAGCGTCCACACAGCGAAGGCTGCGGCGATGGTGGTCTTGGCCTGGGAGCGTTGAGCCTGGATCATCAGATCCTGCGGCCCAAACTCCATGTAGTTCCCGATGTCCTTCTGGATCTCCGTGGTATCAAAACCAAGGAAGTCCATCACGTCCTCAAGGAAGGGCTCGAAGTGAGTGTAGTGCGCCTGCAGCACTTCCAGCATAGCATGCCGCTGGGTCGCGGCCTGTGCTGATTCCCGGCTCATTGCAGGCGCATGTCCGCAGCGACCTCAGCCGCAACAGCAGCAAGATCCTCCGTCGTAATGCGCCGCGTCTTGCGTCGGGACTTCAGCGTCTCTGAGAGTTCCTTCAGCCCGGCGTTCGTCTCGGGATCAGCCGTGATGTTGTTGTGCTTCAGGAAGGCCAGGGCCACGGAGCCCCAGGCTGCGCTGGGCTCGTCCACCTGAAGTTGGGACTTGGCGACACGGGCAAGCTCAGAGTGCAGCTCGCCCAGGTCATCGACAGTTGCTTTGCTCATTCTTGAGCCTCCGGTAAATTGTGCGGATGCCGGCTGCGGTCTTGGGTAGCTGGGCTACGCACAGCAAGATGGCATACACAAGCATGACGGCAGATACCCAATCCGCTACGGGGTAGCCGATGAGCACGAGGCCAGTGTAGCTGGCTGGTGGGGCGGCTTGCACCACGGTGGAAAGGGTTTCTGTTTTCATGGTATTGTCAGTTGTGTCGGCGGAGTAAATGGGGCGGTGTACTTGGCGTAGTCCCAATAGCGCACCCCACCCGCGTACAACTCACCGTAGAGGGCGTTCTCGTAGCGGATTACTATGCCTGTACTACCGCTGTCGGGTACATTCCCCGTGTAGGTTGTGAGGAGCGAGCCATTGATCCATATTTTAATGACCCCATTACTGTATGTTGCTGCCCAATGGTGCAACGTGTTACTATTCAGCCCCGGCAGTAGTAGTGTTGAGAACACCACCGCAGTGCCGACGTAAAGTGCAACCTCCCGGGTGATTGGGGTGTACTTCACATAGAATCCTGCAACCCACCGCAGCGGGTAGATCACAATCAAATCCGTGTCCTCGCCCGACCAGCCCACGCGGGACTCGATGCACCACGTCTGTGAGCGCGCAAACGGCCCCATTGTAGTGCTTTGCGCAGTTTGCTCTGCAGAGTTGCGAAACATCACTAGCTCGCACGGATTAGCTTCAGTCGGACCGCCATCCCAGGGCCACGCTGCGAACTTTCCGTACAGGGAGTTAGGGAAGGAGGTGCCGAGCAGGCCGCCAGTGCCCTGGACGCCGAGCTTACTCGGGAAGCAGGGCCACGCAAACACCGCGTTAGCAGGCGGTGCAACTGGATCTGCGGGGCGTCGTAGCCAGTAGTGGTGTAGTGCAGTCATGTTGCGTACCCCGAGACCAGCCACTTTCCGCCTGCTACCTTGGTGATGTGCAGTATCTGGTTCGCCTTGAGTACCCAGATGTACTTGAATTCCGCACTGCCCTGCATGTAGGCGTTCTCCACGAACGTCACGGTCATGTCGCCGGCACTGAGGTTAATCACGTTGCAAGTGAACCCGACAGCCAGCGTGCTAGGCACGCTAACCGAGGTGCCGTCAGGCTTCACATGTGCCTTGCCGCGATCGGTTGTGCTTACGGTACTGCTTCCTAAGTAGCTGGTGTGGACCATCTCCTTGAACCCGTAGGGGTCTAGGTCTACTGCGGGCGGGAGGTGCGTGTTGATGTACGCAAGTAGATCGCCCTCAATTTCAGTCTTCCAGGTATTGAGTTCAGAGTCCAGCTCCGTCTTCCACTCGTCAAGCTGCGTCTGCAGAGTGCTGTCAGCCCAGGCGTTAAGTACGACCTCAATGTCGTCTAACGCGTTGATGAGCGAACTGCCGTTGCCCTTGACCACCACAGTCGTAGCATCCGTGAACTCGGCTGCGATGAACACTGCCTGCCGGGCCATGAGGTTAAGGGCAGGTTCAGTGATTGCTGTGCCGTCCTCGAACTCCACCAGCGGCAAGTCCTTCGGGGTGTCCCGAAAGATTGTCACCTCGGCCCCAACAGGGGTGACCGGAAGGCGCAGCCGGAATGGTGTTACGAACATAGAGGACGTGACCGGGATGCCCGTGCGTGTGCGGTCAGCGGCGACCACATACGCCTTAACGTGCGCCTTGTTGATATAGCCACCGGAGAAGGAGAAGTCCCAATCCGTAGTCACTCCGTCCCCGAGCCAGCGGTTCACAGAGTCCAGTTGTAGGATCATTGCCATGAAGGCTCCTGTAGTGTAAGGGTGTATTATATGCGAGGGCCGTAGCCCTCACACT